AGAAAAAATGCTGGTATTCCAGAAGTAGATTTACAACAAAAAATTAATGAAAAAAGTCAATCTGATTATAAAAGTTTAAATAAACAAATAAATAAAATGATTGACATGAAATATAAATTTATTCATTATAATGGTTTAAGATTAAGTGAATTAAAAAAATTAACAGAAGATTTTACTATTAATATATTTGATAATTCAGCTATTATTATAGATGAAGCTCATAACTTTATTAGTAGAATTGTTAATAAATTATCAAAAAGTAAAGGTAAAAAGAAAATGGAAGAAGACCAACCTCAAGTTCAATCCGCATTATCACTCAGATTATATGAAATGTTACTTTCTGCTGAAAATAGTAAAATAATTTTATTAACTGGAACACCAATTATTAATTATCCAAATGAAATAGCTATATTGTTTAATATTCTAAGAGGATATATTATTTCTTGGGAATTGACTATTCACGTAAATAGTGGATTAATGAATAAGAAAAAATTAGAAGATTTATTGATTAAAAATAGAGGAATTGTTGATTATCTTGATTTTAATGATTCTACAAAAGTTTTAACTATTACTAGAAATCCATTTGGGTTTTATAATAAAATAACGAGAGAATATCAAGGCGTTGAACATGAAAATAATATTATTTCAAATGAAAGTTATATTGCAAGAGTAAAATCAATATTGAGAGATAATAATATTGAAGTAAAAAGAGAAAAGAAAAATTATTATAAAGCATTACCAGATACATTAGATGAATTTACTAGTTTATTTATTGAAAGTGAAACAAAAAATATAAAAAATAAAGAATTATTTAAAAGAAGAATTATTGGATTAACTTCTTATTTTAAGAGCGAACAAGAAAAATTATTGCCTAGATACGAACCTTCAGAAAATTTTAAAGTTATAGAAATACCAATGAGTGACTATCAATTTCAGTTATATGAGAGTGCAAGGTCAGTAGAGAGAAAACAAGAACAAAATCAAAGACAACAACAAGGAAAAAATAATGTAAAAGATTTATATTCTGAACCAACATCTACATATCGTATTTTCTCTCGTTTATTTTGTAATTTTGTTATGCCAGAAACAATTCGTAGGCCTTTACCTAAAGAAGAGGTTGAAATAGGAATTGAAGCTAAAGAAGGAGAAGAAGAAATTATAAAAGAATTAAATCAGGAAGACCAAGATTTTGATTTGGATAATGAGAGAGAAGGAGAAATAGAAGCTGATGAATTAATTGATAAGATTGGAGATAGAACTTATAAAGATAGAATTAAGTTAGCTTTAAGAAAACTGAAAAAATCAGCAGATATTTATCTTTCTAAAGAGGGATTAAGAACATATAGTCCAAAGTTTTTAGAAATATTAAATAATATTATCTCAGAAGAACATATTGGCTTACATTTACTTTATAGTCAATTTAGAAGTATGGAAGGAATTGAAATATTTAAATTAATTTTAATAGAAAATGGATTTGCAGAATTTAAATTAGAAAATATAGGTGGACAATGGTCTATTGTTCATAATAGTGAAGATGCTGGAAAACTAAAATTTGCATTATATACTGGAACAGAAGATTCTGAAGAAAAAGAATTAATAAGATTAATTTATAATGGTGAATGGGAAAAAGTTCCTAAAAATATTTCAGATGAATTAAAAAGTATATCAAGTAATAATAATTTTGGAGAAATAATTAAATTATTAATGATTACAGCTTCTGGGTCAGAAGGAATAAATTTAAGAAATACAAGATATGTTCATATAATGGAACCTTATTGGAATCCAGCAAGAATAGACCAAGTTGTTGGTAGAGCTAGACGTATTTGTAGTCATAAAAATTTAGAATCAAAATATCAAACAGTTGAAGCATTTATATATTTAATGAAATTTACAATTGAACAAATTAATTCAGATAATTCTGTAAGCTTACGAATGAAAGATTTAAGTAAAAATAAATATGAAAATAATGGTAAAAAAGAACAAATTCCTTTTACAAGTGACCAAGCTTTATATGAAATATCAGAAATAAAGAGAGAAATTAGTGAACAAATAATTACTTCTATAAAGGAAACATCAATTGATTGTCAATTATATCAATTAGGGTCTAAAGAAAATCTGAACTGCCTTCGTTTTGGTAAAGATGGCGTTGCATCTAATGATGCATTTTCATATACTCCTAATATTAAAAATGAGAATAAAGATTTGGTTTCTGGATTGAATAAAAAAGAAGAAGAAGTTAATTTAATAAAAATGAAATATAAAGATACACTTGTATATGGTAAAGATATTGGTAGAAATGAAGAGAACCAAAAAATATATGAATTATTTACAGAAGGTTCTGTTAAAAAGGCGAGAGAAGACCCAACTCACCAATTAGTGAAACTTTATACTATATTATTTGTTACTGATAAAAGTACAAAACAATTAAAAAAGGGACTTAAGATTCAATTAAATAATGGTAAAATGTATACAGTAACTTAATTTATTCTGCATTATGTACATTTCTTCCAAATATGGCAAGTAAAGTAAATATAAAGAGAGAACTTGTTTTTTTTATATATAAATAATTATCTAATTCTGAAATATTATATCTTTTCATATTTATAATTTCTGTATTTTTATTGTATTCATATTTTAATCTCAATAAATAGTTAAGTATAATAAAAATAAATGTACTATTTATATTTGAATAATGCAGTGTGAAACATAAATCTTCTAAAAATAATATGAGATTTTGATTTGTTAAAAGTTCTTTATAAAATGTTTTAAGTAGTCCTGAGTAAAAAGCATAATAGTTATTTGATTTTTCTTTTTTTACAATAATAATTTTATTTTTTACTTTATAATTATGTTCTTTATAAGAAAAGTTGAATTTATTCATATATGATTTTTCTGTAAATTCCCATTCCACTTCTCCATGAGACCAATCATCTTGTTCATATTTTATACAAGTATTTGATAAATATTTATTATCGATTTTTCTTCTGAATCCATTAACATTTAAAATAAGAAATAAAAAGAATAACATGGATGGTTGAATTGATATATACATTATAATATATATCAATTTTATTTTTATTCTTATAAAATCAAGACTCATTTGGAATCCAATTTTATTATTAAGCATTACTTGTTAGAATTTTAATTATAATATCTAATTTAGTTTCTATACTAGAAAGACTATTTTTGAGTGAAACTTCATCCTTCCTTTCATCATCCCAAGTAATTTGTTTCTTTTGTATAGAATTTTCAACTGGCAGAGGGGGTAGTAATTGTTCTATATCAAATGAACGTTGCGCGATTGTTTGTGAAATTAAATCTTCCATCTCACTAATTGGTTTATCAATTTCTTCTTTAAAATTTAAAGTTTCTGGAAGTTTCTTTTGAAATAATTCCTGAAATTCTTCTTGTTTTTTATTGAGTTCACTATTAAATTTCTCTCTTTTTAATGATTGTAAATCTTCAAAAGTAATTGGTGTATTATTATTATTTATTTTTGAATTATATAATTGATTTATATAAGAAATATATTCTTTATTCATAGTTAATAATTCTTGTTTATTTAAATTCATAAATTTTTTATTAAAACTAAATTGATTCATTTCATTATTATGTTTCTCTCTATCTATCATAAATTTTGAACTATTTATAACTTCAAATAATAAATCTGCATTCTGATTTGATATAAAATTCATTATTATATTATTATAAAAGACACATATTTATATTATAAAAAATTGAAATACATTTTTAAGTATTTAAAAATAATAACTAATTACAAATGTCGCTTTTCTCAATTGAAAACATTATGCAAAATACATTTATCAAACCCTATATCAGTGACAATACTGATATTATAAAACATGAAATTAACAATAAAATAATAAGAATTGAAAATTCTATACCTTTATCATTGAAGCACCCAAGAGATTGTCAACCAGAAATTCCAAAAAAAAATCATTTCACTCTTATTCATGCCAATTTGAAAACTTTTGATGATATTTTTGACATTGACTCCGCGATAAAATCTATTTTCGCGCATACAGAAGATGTTGAAGATGTTGAATATAAAAGTATTAATCCTTATCACAAATGGTCATATGAAATTTATTCGGAACAACATGGATATACTCAAATTTATATTATTGTATCATTGATAAGCGAAGAAGAAGAACCACCATATTATGCAATTGAAGTTGAACTAATACAAGGAAAAAAAAGAGTTGTTAATTATATTTTAAATAAACTAAAGGAGAGACTAAATATATCATAAAGATAAGCTTTCTATTTATCTGAGAAAATTTTATTATAAATCTGAATTAAAAAATACCTTTCTATATTTTTCTATATAATCATCCTTATATATTTTATTTTTATTTTTTAAATTATCACCACTAATTGCATCTTCTAACATGTAAATAATGAAAAATAAACTATAAATACCACATTCTGTATTACCAAATTGATGTTCTACTGGATGATTTTGGTCAAAAGTAAAATTTATAGATAATTTTTTTCCTTGTTCTATAACTCTATCTACTAATTCTGTTATTTGTTTTGGAATTTTCTCTCCAGCACTATCAAAAAAAAATATAGTTGATTTCTTTATATTAATAAAGAGAGAAACCCAATGGCTTCCTGATTTGTAATGAGGGTCCAAATTAAAAATAACTCCTATTTTACTAATACCCTTACTAATTTCATCTTTTAACTGAAAATTACATAATTCTGGCCAAACACATCCATCATCAGTTTGATGTTTATCAAAATCAATTGGAGACGGTCCTAAAAATTTAAAACAACTATATGCATCTTCATATTGACGCATTACATTTGTAATATCTACACTACTTAACCATTCATTCGGATTAATTTTCCATTGGTCGGGAGATTTGGGAGCAAAACTTCCTTCTAATACTTTTTTCATTCTTCCGTTCGTAAAACCTTGCATTAACCAACATGATTCTTTATTACATACATTACTCATATATAAGTTTAAAGAATTCCATATATCAAACGGAGTTTTAAATTTTATTATTGCATCTGGATGTCTTTCATTCCACATATTTTTTAATTGAAACAATGCTTCATCTGATAAACAACTATATGATTTATTACTTTTTTTTTTAGAAGAAGGACTGCATTGTAATTTTATTAACTTTTTATATTTTTCTTGAAAAGATAATTTATTCGAATTTATAAAACTAAATTTGTTTTTAGATGTTGTTGTATTTTTTTTACTTTTTGATATTTTCATAATATAATATTACTTATAAAATATTTTAATTATAAATTATTCCCTTTACCATGAATTTTGGGTCTGATAAATTTATTTCTTTTTGTTGTGGTATATTATTCATAGAATTTGTTTTTTCTTCTTTTTTAATTGTTACAAATGTATCTAATAAAGTATTTGTAGTCG